TAGTCTTGAGACAGAGTACTATAAAAAACAATTAAAGTCGTACCCATACGACCACAGTAAAATACCGACAGATGACACAATCAAATGAGATGGTAAACCATCCAAATCACTATGGAGGTGAGGATAACACATACGAAGTAATAAAAGTATGTGAGGCTTGGGAATTAGATAAAGACGCTTACTTATTCAACGTAGTTAAGTATGTTGCAAGAGCAGGTAAGAAAGACCAAGCAAAAGAATTAGAAGACCTTAAGAAGGCATCTTTCTATTTAAATCGTAAAATTAAAAACTTAGAGAAATGATTTATTGGTTAACAGGACAACCTGGTGCGGGTAAAACAACTTTGGGAAATTGGCTCATCGCAGCATTACAAGGAGAAGCAGTATTGGTTGACGGTGATGACATTAGAGAAATCTTTGAGAATAAAGATTACAGCGAACAAGGACGTAGAAAGAATATTGAGTTAGCTCAAAATATTGCACACTTTCTAAATAATAAAAAAATGAACTCTGTTGTTTGTTTAGTGTCACCATACAGAGACCAAAGAGAAAACTTTAAACAAAAAATGGGAAAAGATATTGTTGAGATTTATATTCACACCAGTGAAATTAGAGGGAGAGAATCATTTCACGTTGAGGGATACGAAAAACCGTTAGAAAACTTTATTGATGTTGATACAACCAATAAAAAAGTTTATGATTCTCTTCAAGAAATCAGAGTCAAATTAAAAATATGATGAAGGTAAGCATCAGATATAACACTAAAGCAATATCTAACGAAGATTTACATTGGAGAGTAATCATTGATGGAGTTGAACATTTGGCGTCTAATGTTATTATTAATTGTATGAGTTATACGACTAAAGATATAATAGAAGGAGTTGGGGAAAAATGGCACATAACCTGTCAACCTAAACAAGTTCAATGGATGGAAAAAGAATGTATATTAATTTAATATTATGGAAAAGATACACATAGAGGGAGACCCTAAATTAAAAAATAATCCTGGTAAACAATTCTCAATGTTTATCGGAAGATGGCAACCGTGGCACGATGGACACAGATGGTTAATAGACCAAAGACTTGAACAAGGTAAGAATGTTTTAATCTGTATTAGAGACATTGAACCTAATGAACAGAATCCATTCACAGCACAAGAGGTTCAAGAGAATATTACGGTTAAGTTATTAGATTTAATTCGTGAGGAAAGAGTTATTGTGATGGTAATACCTGATGTTGAGTCGGTAAACTTTGGAAGAGGAGTTGGTTATGATATCATAGAACATTTACCACCACAAGAAGTTAGTGAAATATCGGCAACTAAAATTAGGGAACAATTAAAACAAGAAGGTAAATTATAATGTTAGAAACAAATAAAATAATCCAAGGAAATTGTGTTAACGTAATGGCGAATCTTCCTGAGTCATGTGTCGACTTGATAGTAACGTCACCACCATACAATGTAGGAATTGATTATGATAGTTATGATGACAAACAATCAATGGAGGACTATTGGCAGTTTACAAAAGATTGGTTATCTGAGTCTTATAGACTTCTTAAAGATGACGGAAGAATTGCGGTAAACATTCCATACGAAGTAAACGTACAAGATAGAGGTGGGAGAATATTGTTTATGTCTGAGTTTTATCAAATCATGAAAAATCTTGGATTTAAATTCTATGGACTTGTGGACCTTGACGAGAACTCACCACATAGAAGTAAGACTACCGCATGGGGTTCATGGATGAGCCCATCAAGTCCTTATATCTATAATCCAAAAGAATGTGTAATCTTGGCTTATAAGAAAGACCGTATTAAAAAAGTTAAGGGTGAACCACAATGGAAAGGAGAGTTGGTTGATTTAGAACAAGAAGATGGTACAATCAAACAGAAGATGGTATACCAAGAAGAAGATAAGAAAGAGTTTATGAGTTTGGTATATGGTCAATGGGAATACTTTGCGGACACCAAACAACAAACTAAAGCCACTTTTTCAATGGATATTCCAATGAATGCAATTAAGATTCTTACATATAAAAATGATATTGTTCTTGACCCTTTTACAGGTAGTGGAACTAGTTTAGTCGCAGCCGAAGTTAGTGGAAGACGATGGTTAGGGATAGAGTTAAGTGAGAATTATACTAAAGTGGCTAAAGAAAGAGTTCAACACTTTATAGATAAGAATCGACAAATGGGATTAGGTTTATAATAAAAGGGTCATACGACCCTTTTTTTAGTTATATGGATATTTATAAATAAAAGTATACATGGCTCAATTCGTATTTACAGAAGACCAACTATTAGTAATCAAAAAAAGTATCATTGTTGAAAAAAAATATGAGAAAAAAGATTTGATTAATGAGGCGTGGTATAATACCGTAATGGACGTGTTAGGTATTATTGACCCAACACCAATAATCGACATCATTAATGCAACATCATACTTTATTCAAGGGGACACTCTTTTTGGAGTTTTAACAATTGTTTCAGCAATACCATATGCTGGAGATATTGTTGCAAAACCTGTTTTGGGGGCACTAAAAATTGGAGGACCATCTGTCAAAGCTTTGGAGTCTGCAATAAAACTTTCTAAAGGAGCCGCTGTAGGTAGTAAAGAATATAAAGCCGCGGCAGCAACCATAGAAAAATTAGCAAAAGAACCAGGTGTTATAGGAGGTTTTCTAAAGAAAATGGGTGGTTCTTTTGGAGATAAAGTTATTAAAACAATAGACGAAATTCCTGCAGGACCATTCAAAGGAATGAAAAATACTATCAAAAGTTATTTCGAATTATTAAGTAACGCTGGTAAGAAAAGTGCTATGTTCCAAAAAAGAGCTGGAGTTCTTGCAAAGAACTTCCAAAAAGGAACTGCAGCTGTCAAAGATGTTGAGCTTTTAAAAAATTATCTTAAAACTCAAAAAGTATTTAATCCCGCCACTCTTAGTAAGCCAGGGTTCTTTACAAATGTATTTTTTGGCGGAATTCCAAGACTATTTAGAAGTCCAGCTCAAAGAAGATTAAGAATTTTAATGCAATCTACAAAATGGTGGTTAGGATTTCTTGATTACGTTGGTTTAGGTAATTGGGTAGGTGCTGAAGAATTGGCTAAAAAAATGGGAGATGAAAATTTCACGAAAAAAGTTGATGAATATAATCAAACACCTGAGGCCAAACAAAACTTTGAAGACCAATTTGGTTCAGAAAGAACGGAAGGTCAAACAGATAATCAACAAAGTACGTCTTCATCCACAAATTCGGAACCAAATCTTGACCCATTAGCTAAATTCTTAAGAAATATGTTTATGGGACAAGCGAATCCAATCCCTGGAATTTAAATTAAATTAAATAATATAAAATGGCAAAGAAAATTATAAGACTAACTGAAGCTGATTTAACAAGATTGGTTAAAAGAGTTATTAAAGAACAAAATCAAATGAGTGGAGAAGAGGTATTTGAACTTCAAAACGCGCTAAATGATTATTTTGAATTAAAGAACATTAATAAAAAAATTGCAACTGATGCAAAATGGGGACCAACAACTATAGATGCCCTTAAGATGTTTCAAAAGGCTGAAGGTATTAATCCTGATGGTATTGCAGGACCTGACACTTATAGTAAATTACGTAGTTTAGGGTTAAACCAAGATGCTATTGATTCTATTTTTTCAGGATTAAAAAAAGCTGCCTCTTGGATTGCTAAAAAAATAGTAGGATAATAATGAAAAGAATTATAACAGAAACAGGATTAAGAAATATCAATGCTTTAAAAGATAGATATCAAAAAGCTGAGATATATTTTCACCAAGACCTTGATGGAGTAACAACAGCAATTGCAATGAAAAAATACCTTGAAGATAATGGTATTGATGTTGTAGGGGCTCATATCATTCAATATGGTGACAAAGAGTTTGCTGTTAAAAAGAACGACGCTCAAGGTGATATAATGCCAGTGTTGGTGGATTTTGCTCATGGTAAGCCTATGTTTGTTATTCATACGGACCACCATGATAGACAAGTAGGTGTTGAAAAAGGTACCTCCAAACAATTTAGAGGTGCTCGTTCTAATGTTGAGACGATATCTCAAGTGGTATCACCAAAAGACTTATTTCCCTCAGCTGATATATTATTAATTAATACTGTGGATTCGGCAGATTATGCAAAATACAATATTACACCAACAGAAGTTGTTAATTATATCTATAAAGTAGATAAAGATAGTTCACTTCAAAAGAACAAAATGTTATTAGGTTTAGTTATTAATAAACTACTTTTAGCATTTAAAAATAAGCCAGGGTTTTTAGAAAGTTTAGTTATGGACTGTGAGCCATCATTACTTTCAATTTTAAATAAAATTAAGGATTGGATGAAAAGAACCAATTCAGCAAACCCCGAAGAACTACAACAAAATGCACAAGATTATGCCGAAAAAATGAAGGGATACCCCAAGGTATCTGATAACATTATCTTCCAATATGGTGGGGGTAGTATGTTTAAACCTGGGTCTTACGACAGATATACACCATTCAGAAATAATCCTGACGCAGACTTTCTCATCATGGCGTGGCCGATGGGACTTGTTCAAGCTTCTTGTAATCCATTTAAGAAAGAAAGAGAACTTAAAGGAGTTAATCTCGGTGAGATTGCCCAAGAAGTTATAGGTAAATGGGAGGGTCAGTTAAAACAAAGAAGTATTCCATTATCTACAATGAAATGGGTGAGTGAAACAAGTGCAGGTCCTGAAAGTGTTGGATTTACATTCAAAGACTTTGATGCTCTTTACGGTGGTAAATTTATGTTTATGGATGGAGGAGAAAAGATGTTAGGTAGAATTGAGGAAATGATGGAGAAGCCATTCAGTGAATTATCTGAAGAAGAAATCTCATTGATGGACAAAATCGGAATCAATGCTTGGGACCTTATCCAATCCAACTCGGGTGGGCACAAATGTATTACTAATATCTCAGGGCTTAATTATTTAGGTAGGGGTAAAAGACCACCACAAGGCAAATATAAATATGATTCCGAGAAAGATGATTCACCTTCAGTTAAGTTCACTAAGATGATTGCAGCTGAATTCCAAAATGTACTTAAACAAAAGATTGCGGAGTCTAAATCATCTTCAGAGGATTAGTACAGGTCGTACTCTACAGAATCGCCAGGTAAAATATTAAGGTCTTCACAAGAACCACCTTCAATTTCCAAAACTATATTACCATTTCCACAATAGGATGGGCAATCAAATTCATCATGACATGGAGGACAATTACTATGTATATTAACGATTACATTATTTTTAATGATTAGAATATCCAATGGTATAATACAATTTTTCATCCAAAAACATTGTTTCTTTCCATCCATAAGAAATAACAATCCATTAAATGAGTCGTCAAAAGTTTTTCCCATCATACCAATAGATTGAGATTTTTTATCTATTAAAGTTTTGACATTAAAAATATTTTCATTAATTTTGACCTTCATACTTAATAAATACTATGGAAAACAAAAGACACGTCGGTGTGATGGTAAAATGTGGGGACAAAATTCTTCTATGTAAGAGAAACAGCCAAGGTTCAAACCCTGGTATGTGGTCAATCCCTGGTGGTAAAATGGAAGATAATGGGGAAACACCTCAAGAAGGAGCAAAGAGAGAGTTTTTAGAAGAGACTGATGTAAATATTAATGACAAAGAACTTCAGTTCATTGGGCTTATTCCAAGACATACCAGAGATGGTAAGAAAGTTAAAGGAATAATGTATGTGTATTTATTAGAAGTAGAGGAACCAATCATTCCTGATTTGGTTAATGCTATTGACGGTGAAGAACACACTGACTCTGGATACTTTACTTTAGATGAAATTAAACCTGAGACTTCGGGAGATTACTTCCACAGACTCGCAGAAATTATATTAAAATGATTACATTAATTGGATTAGCGATATTAGTATTTGTCGGGATAGTTGGTACTATCAGTATGAATCGTCAAATCAAAAAAATTGTTGACAAACTTGACTAACTAATAAAAGTTTATTATACTTTGTAAACAATGGATATATTTATATATTCCTGTCCGAAAGGACGAACACCCCAAAACGTTTCACGTTAAAAAGATTTGATTGAATGAGAATTTATTCTTATCTTTGTGAGACAACACATCCCACGAGAATATTGTTTGAGAAAACTTTTGAATCGTGGGATTTTTTAACTAAGTTCTTTAACATTAAAATATTGATTACACCCGCTGGTACAACCAGCGCATGACGTGGATAGGTGACCGTGGGGAAGTGGGAAGTAATCTTTTGAAATTATATCGCGAGGTAGAGCAGTGG